GTGCAAGCGGGCGACAGAAAGGTAATGATTGCGGCATTAGGTGCACCAACTCCACAGCCAGCCGATAAAGTAACCGTTGATAGTGAAGTTTATCAAGTGGTGGCGGTTCGTCATATATGGTCGGGTGAATTACCCGCGCTTTATGAAATGCAGGTGAGAAAATGACAGGTTCAATGTCGCAAATTGTGGCGCGTGTTAATGGTCGAATTGATGACAAAATACGCGCGGCAACCAGTGAAGTATTTTCAAACATTATCCAAATGACACCAGTTGATACTGGACGCGCTCGCGGAAATTGGCAATGCACAATAGGTGCGCCTTTTACGGGAGAAGATGACACAGGCAATGTTTTAAAGATGCAAAACACATTGCCAAGACGAGCAGGAAGTATTGTTTATCTGACAAACAACGTGCCATATATTCAAAAATTAGAATATGACGCGCACAGCAGGCAAGCACCAAACGGCATGGTTCGCATATCTGTTGCATTATTTGAAGGAGCTTTAAATGGCACTAGTTGAGATCCGCACAGCATTAGAAACAAAACTCAATGCGCTAACGCCTACGATTGCGACAGCGTGGGAAAACGTACCATTTACGCCCGTCGTTGGCACAGCATATCAGCAAGTTAATTTAATGATTGCAGATACGCTTAATCCAACATTAGGCGGCAATCATTATCGCGTAAAAGGTTTTATGCAGGTGCTATTGTGTTATCCGGCTAACGTAGGCGCAAAAACAGCAGCAACACGCGCTGATTTATTGGTTAATCATTTTAAACGCGGTACAAGTTTAACAAACGGCAGTGTAACTGTTATTATTGACAAGACACCATCAATTGCGCCGGCATTGATTGACGGGGTGCTTTATAAAATTCCGGTATCAATTTACTTTTCAGCAGATATTTATCCATAAGAGGTTACAAAATGACAATTGCACAAGGCATTAGCAAAAAGATTATCTACAAAAAACAATCTGGTTTAGGTTCTCCAGCAACAGGAAGTGGCGGTCAAGATTTACGCAGAACGTCTGCAACATTAAATTTGGCTAAAGAAACTTATCAATCAAATGAGATTCGACCAGATCAACAAGTTGCCGATATGCGTCACGGCACAAAACAAATCAGCGGCACAATTAGCGGTGAATTATCGTCTAAAACCTATCAAGAATTTTTTGCAGCGGTTTTGCGTAAAGATTTTGCTGCTACGTTTACAGCAATTACAGGTTTGTCATTAACGATTGCCACAAGCGGCTCAAATTACACCATCACACGCGGCACAGGTGATTTTTTAGCAGGTGGCGTAAAAGTAGGTCAAGTTGTTAACATTACCGCAGGCAGCGTTAATGCCGCAAACTTAAACAACCGTGTTGTGGTGTTATCATTAACAACAACAGCATTAACCGTTAAACCATTAGGCGCAACTGCTTTAGTGGCGGAAGGTCCGATTGCCTCATGCACTTTATCAGACGCTGGTAAATCGTCTTATGTACCATCATCAAGTCACACTAATGATTATTTTAGTGTTGAGGCTTGGTATAGTGATTTAGCGCAATCTGAATTATTTACCGATATTAAACCAACAAACGCTCAGGTTAAAATTCCATCTAATGGCATGGCTACTGTTGATTTTCCTTTGATTGGTTTAAATTTAACCACTAATACAACTCAGCAAATCACTTCAACTACAGCAACCACAACAACAGGTATTGATAGCGGTGCAAATGGTGTATTAATCGTTAACGGCACACCTTATGCAACTATTACATCAATTGATTTTGACGTTAATGGCAATATAGCCGCTGCTGATGGCGTAGTGGGTAGCACACTGCGTCCTGACGTATTTAGCGGAACAGTTGCAGTTACTGGAACAATCACTGCGCATTTTGACAGCGTCACATTGCGTGATTTATTTATCAATGAATCTGAAGCAACTATTGTTGTGGCGTTAGCGGCTACTGCTGCAAAAAACACAGATTTTGTTGCGTTCACGTTGCCACGCGTTAAATTTAGCGGTGCAGACATTGATGATGTGCAAACAGGTTTAAAACGTACATTGCCTTTCACTGCAATTAAAAATGAAGTGTCTGGCACAGGTCTTGAAGTAACCACTATTGTTATTCAAGATTCGCAGGCTGCGTAGTGTAAATCCTGTCGGTTATGCTACAATGGAAACCGCTGCAATCTTTTAGGTTGTAGCGGTTTTTTTAATTTAACGACAGGTAAAAACATGAACAAAACAGAATTATTATCCATTGATGATTTAGATTTAACAGCGGCAAGTGACGCGCCTTTTGATTTAGAAGTGTTAAGCATTAAAGGCGTAAAAACTGGCATTACAATTCAAGTATTAGGCACTGAAAGCCAAAAAGTACAAGAATGGACAAATCGTCAAGCAAACAGAATCAGAACCCAAGCAACGCAAAAAAGTGTTACTGGCAAAGATAAGGTTAGAACTGCTGAAGAAGATGACGAGTATATTATCGAAAGCGCAGCGGTTCGCATTGTTGGTTGGTCTGGTTTAAAAGATGAATTTACAAAAGACAATGCAACAAAGTTAATGGCTAGAAATGTTCATGTCAGAATGCAGGTATTGACTGCATCGAATGACTTGGGAAACTACAGCAAAGACTGATTCGTGATCTTGTTGATTATGCAGTGCGCGAATTTGAGCTAACAACAAAAGATGCAAACGGAAATAGCTTAAAAGATGAAGCCGAAAGCCTTTTAAGGCAACGCGGCTATATACCACCAGAATATGAATCATTGCCGTTTCCGCATTTAGTGGGGCATATCTGGGGATGGTTTATTGAGCTAACACGCACACGCGGGAGCAATGGATTTGGTGCTAATGCAATTAGTTACACCGAGATTGATTCATGGGCTAGGCTTACAAGGCGAAAACCAACAGCATTAGAGATTTATGCGTTAACACAACTAGACGCTGCATATTTAGCAGAGCAATCTAAACAGTCACAAAGTAAAGGCAAAAAATAATGGCAACCGAAGAACATAGCATTCGCGTTAGTGTTGATTCTACAGACGTTACTCGTGCAGAGCGTAGTTTACATGGATTAACTAATGCAACAATTAGCACTGAACGAAATTTAAGTTCATTATCGTCAACAGCTAGAGCATCTTCGGCTGCCTTATCCGGTTTATCAGGTGTTCTTGGTGGGCTTAGTGTTGCACAATTTTCAAAAAGCGTTTTTGAAGTAAATAAAGAAATGCAAACGTTAAGAGTTTCACTTGAAACCGTAACGGGAAGTGCTAAAAATGCTGAAATTGCATTTCAGTCAATTCAGAAATTTGCATCAACAACACCTTATTCAGTCAAGGAAATAACTGAAGCATTTATTAAAATGAAAGCGTTAGGGCTTGCGCCAACAGAGGCAGCATTAACGTCATTTGGTAATACTGCAAGCGCAATGGGAAAGCCGTTAAAGCAAATGATTGACGCAGTAGCAGGCGCAACAACAGGAGAAATGGATAGATTAAAAGAATTTGGTATTAAAGCAAGCAAACAAGGTGACGATATTAAATTTACGTTTAAAGGCGTTACAACAACTGTAAAAGATAATTCAGCAGATATTGTTAAATATTTAGAAAAAATAGGAAATACTGATTTTGCTGGTGGCATGGAAAGACAAGGAAAAACCATGCAAGGGACGCTTTCAAGTCTTGCTGATTCATGGGACGCTTTTCAAGATCATATTTTAAACGGGGCAGCAGAAAACTCTATTGCTCAATGGGTAGGAAACGCAACTAATTTATTATCAAGGTTTGATGCTTGGATAAATGGTGCATTTACTAAACAAGGAAAATTAATTGAATTACGAACAGCACAAGCGTCGGCACTGGAAAAAATAACAGCAAGTGAAAAAAACGGCTTTGGGGGACGTGTTGCTGATGCTGTAGGTGAAGCAGTTTGGGGTTATAGCATAGAAAATGAAAAGAAAAAACTTGCTGAAATTGGCAAGCAAATGGAAAACATAAAAAAAGAAATTGCTGCCGATGCAATTACGGCAACAAAAATAACCGCAGCCGCGCCAATAGATAAAAAAACAGAAGAAACTACAAAAGCAAAAAAAGGATTGAGTGACGCACAAAAAGAATTAAATCGACAACAAGATGAATATCAACGCCTAATTGAATCCACACCTTATGGCGAATATAACGCAACTATTGATAAATTAACTATAGCGTTAAAAAATGGTGGAATAAACCAATCAACTTATTCAACATTGCTTAATGAGGCTAACACTAGATTATTAGATTCAACTGAATATGTAAAAGAAAATACAAAAGCTATTGAAGACCAAACACAAGCAAAGCAACGCGCATTAGAAGGAACAGCTCGCGGAAAGTTTGAAAAAGGCTATAGTGAATTAATGACGCAAAAACCTTATATGTCCGATACTGAATACTCAGCAGGGCAGGATAAGCTAAACGCTGATTATTTAACTCAGCAGCAGGGTGTTGATTTTAAAACTCCAGCAGAGCAAGGAAAAGAGGCTTTAAAAGCATTTAACGATGAAATGGATAATACATCAAAGGCGTTTGATAAATTAGGCAACAGCGGCTCAATGGCGTTTGATGGAATACTTGGCGGCATTAGCGCGGTAGCAGGTGCGGCTGCATCATTTGCTACTGAAATAATAAAAATCAGCGACAAACAACAAGCGTCTCAAGAAAAATATGACGCAGTAATTAAATCAGTAGGTGTAACAGAATCAGAAAAAGCAGATGCCACAAAGAAATTTGCAGCAGATAAAATAAAATTAGACGCTCAGGCATTTTCGGCAGAAATAAGCGGAGCGCGTCAAATTGCGGGAGCTACTGCAAAATTGTTTGGCGAAAAATCAGCCGCACGCAAAGCATTTCACGCAATTGAAATGGGTATGTCGGTTATTGAAATGGCAATGGCAGCAAAGAAAATGATTGTTGATGTTGCCGCTGGGGCGGCTCGTATGTTTGCGCAAGGTGGGTTTGCTGGGTTTGCTGGTGTTGCGGCAATGGCGGCTATTATGGGCGGACTTGGTTTTGCTATGGCCGGTGGTGGCGATAAAGTCACAGATTTAACAACACCTGAAACATCAACCACTGGGAGCGTGTTAGGCTCAGACGGTGCCTCAGCATCAATCAAAAACATTGTTGACACACTTAATTCAATTCACGCAAGTGAATATGTTGAGCTGCAAGATTTAAACGCTAATTTTAAAGATTTAGTACAGCAAACCACAAAAGGAACTGCATTAGCGTTACAAGAGCGAGGTGCTTTTTCTTTTTCAACTAATGCAATGAAAAGCGGGAATACAGGCGCGTCTGAAAAACAATTTGCTATGGGTCTTGGAACGACCGCCATTAGTGCTGGATTAGCTGCTGCTGGTGTTGGTACAGGATTAGCAACCTCAGTATTAGCTGGAGCAATTAACGCTTCGGTGGCGTTAACAGGGGCAGCAAGTACAGTTACAAGTGCATTAGTTGGTACTTCGGCTGCCTTAATGTCTGGCGGTCTTGCTGCTGCGGCTGCAATGGGCGGAATTGGCTTATTAGTAGGTGGTGCAATATACGGCCTTTCTAAATTGCTTGGAATTGGCAAAGTTAAATATGAAGCGGTTGGTGGTGGCATTGTAATGAATGCTCAAAAATTTATGATTGATGGAATGCAA